GTTTGGATGGCACACCAGCGGAGATTTCGAACAGGTTCCGACCTGATCGAACCACTTGTGCACCTGGCTTCCCGAAAACTCGGGAAGTCATATAAGGAGGGGCCCGTCGATTGGCGGACCCAACCCAAGACCCGGAAACCCGGAGTCGACCGGAAGGTATTCCCTCCCGGAACATACTTTGAGACCAATTGTCCATGGATTGGACCGGTCTCAGGTGCTGAGCTATCGCTCACGACCCGTCGGGGGGTTCGACTCCTCCGACAGGACCTTCAGGCATTCCTGAACTTCACCCGGGTGATCGTGGGAAACCACGTCATCCGTAAGACGAATCCGACCCGCCAGTGTAGGGAGACCTACGACCGTTGGGTCAGATTCATCATCCATCAAGGTCTAACCGACCTTGACGGGATGGCCCGTGCCCTAAAGGGCTTGACGGGACAAATCGATTACCTCCTTGGAGGCACCAAAGCTGCGGTCCGCCCATCGGCAGACCCGCGACTACCAGGGGTTGTCGACCCCAATCAACCGGACCTCCGGTTGCTGTTTCCAGGGCCAATGTGGGGTCTCCTACATCGGCTCGAGGAAGCAGTAGCGCAAGGTATTTGCCCTGCATCGGCGTTCAGCGTTGCCGAGATGACTCGGCTAAATAGTGCCAGCACGATAAATCGTGCTCTACATGTAGCTCATTCGAGCACAGTAGACGCCGGCCTTGAGAAATTTCTCAAGGCGGTAAGTGCCGACCCGCTACCCACTCACTTACCAGAGTGGTTCGTCCAAGCCTGGACTAGGGCGGCACAGTCATTCGCAAGACGAACGTCTTACAAGGTGCCCCACGTAGACGAGGGGCACGTCCACTTCTCCATCTCGGCCACAGCGTCTGAAGCTGTGACCAGGAGCGAGGGTGGAAAGCCCGCGGAGGTCCAGCAGAGGGTCATCCCTTTCGTCTGCCTCCGCCTCTCGGAGGTCGGGCTCGACAGAGCAAGCTTGCTCGGTCTCCGAGATTTATTTGGGGAGTATATCTACTCTCCACCCATAGGGCCTGCACCCGAGGATGATAATCCCCGGCTGTACGAGGTCCTCTACCACAGGAAACCGTGGCAAGAAACCCCACCGGAGCCGGCAAAAGCCGGATTCGGTCAGCTTATGCTACTGTGGGCCATGACGGAGTGCCTTCACTCCGGATGGTTCCGACAGACAATGAAAGGGCTACCAATTGGTGGCCCATTAGCTCGAATCCCCTTATGGGGAAAGAGGGACCGGTTACCATCTCTGGTACCGGACCAGGTGATGCCGAACCGAGTATTCGGCATCGCCGAGGCAGGCGTGAAAGCACGACCCGCCAACTCTCCTCCCCTGGAATACCAGGTGGTCTGTCAGGTGCTGAGGACCTATAAGGAGAGGTTCCTATGGGAAGACCATAGGATGTCACGGGGGGTTCCCTCCGGATGGGATATCGCGGCCCGGCTAATGCCGGACCCCCATACCAAACAAAGGTCTCGCGAATACGTGAGAATGGTTGGTATGCGTGACCGTGCAGTGGCCCGAGGCGATTGCCTCTGTGCTGTCTCGGGAGATCTCTCCCAGGCCAGCGACCTACTTCGGCACGACCTACTCCGGATAAATATCCGAGAGTTCAATAAGGCGTTCAAGAGAACGCACTTCATGAGAAGGTTTTATGAAACCTTCGCCCTACCAAACCAATCGGTTTATCGGGAGGGTCAGGAACCCGGCTCGGGCCTTCTGGTCCGATGCGGCACCCTTCTCGGGTGCCCCCTGTCGTTTCCTGAGCTTGGACAATATGTCCTAGCACCCATAGACATCGTAGATACGATGTCAAATCAACGCGACCACGCGTATGCGCAGGGTTGCGGCGACGATTTCACAGTCGTATTTCGTCGTCGAATGCGGAGCGTCCTTATGGAGCTCTACAGACGGGCGAACTGTCTCGTTAACGAGAAGACCGTCCACTCAGAGGGGGATATCCTCCTACTGAAATTCATCGAGGAGAAGATGCTCCTCGACCTCTCACCGGGCGCAAAAGTCCCGGTGCACTACTATGATACCATAAAATTACGGTATTTCAGTAACTCGGACTCGGGGCCAGCAGACCGCCGAGCTAGCCCTGTCTTTGGGCACATCGCAGCAATGGCTACGCGTCTCTCCTACATCGTTAGGGAGAGACCCACAGACGAAGATGTTCGCCTGTGGATGGGGTTGACATGGGTCAACTACCCTGAGCTTTTCCACAAAAGGGATCAGCTCCCCCTGTGCTTCCCAACGGAAGCAGGGGGCTTAGGAATGCCGACCAGGAGCACCTGGCGCGGCATCGTGACCAAGACCGACAAATCGATCTTGGCGGCGATTCTCCTGTCCCGGGATTGCCCGTGGACCGGAATATATCACCAACTCATGACGACCCTGGAACCAGGGTTACAT